CACTACGATACCTTGCTGATTGAAGAGATGAAGTATCGCAAGCTGATAACGCAGGCTGCTGAGCGAGATCTTATCCCGTTCTACATCAACTCGACACCGAAGGGTGTCTTTTCTTTTGACCTAATGGATGTACCTGAACCTGAGTGGAAGGTTGGTTGGATGCCAGCGACTACAGAGTTCTCACGCAACCACAAGATGGAGAAGTTAGTAGGTTATCTGCCTATCGAGGAGGCTATAGAACTATGATTTATTACTACAGATGTGGACAGTGCGGTGAAGGACTATCAGTTGAGCGTTCTATCCACGAGGATGCAAAGGATCCTGGTTGCTTTGATTGCCACGTACCTATGTCCCGTGTCTACGACGCGCCCGCTATCACCTTCCGTGGTCGTGGCTTTTACACCACAGACAAGTAGTGCTACAATTACATCACGTCGTTGCACCCGCAACGGAGTGCTAGCAAGAAGCCCCCGCCAGTTACGGCGAGGGCTTTTTGTTTGCTAGGAAAGGGTTAGAAACCTAGCACATCTATTAGTTGTCTACCTATAGTGTAAGTGTACACCGGAGGGATAGCTTCCACCAACTCTCCCCAGATCATCCAATCAATACCCATTGACTCACGGGCTTCCTCAATACTCTTTGCTGTATGTCCACCTTTAGGTATCTCATCACGCATTGAACCATAGATACCAACAGGTTTACCTTGTGTCTTATGATCGCATACTGAACCTGTTAGTTGATGGCTAGACTCAAAGAGTCTATGCCTGCGTACCTTCAGCCCAAATGATGAACCACAGAATTGCACCGGGTTAATCAATGGTGCACCTGGTACGTTCTCAATTACATAAGGCACACCGCTTTCAATCAATGCTGCTCGTGTCTGCGGAATAAGATCTACTTTGTCGGTGCTCTTACCCTGCGCGTTGCGTAGGTGCTGAGTACGTGAGTGTGTCTGACAGGGAGGGCTAGCTGCAATCACATCAAAGGTACGCAAGTAGTCTAGGTCTTGCAGTATCTCTAGGCAATCTGCCTGTATAAACTCATACGGGTAACGCTTCTGCTTCTTGATGTCAATTCCTACTACATCAAAGCCAGCGTCAGCGTAGCCCTTGCTCGCTCCACCAGCCTTGCAATAGAGATCAAGTAACTTCACTTCTTAGTACCATCCTCGTCTATCGGAGTGGCTGAGAGCGCGACACGCACTCCCTCGATAGCGGTGACTAAGGTATCGTAGACCGTGAAGGATTTGAAGTTCAGGTTGTCCACTACGCTCTCTAAGGAGTTGAGCAATTCCGTAAGCTGTTGATCTTGGGTTGTCTGCCAAGTGGTCAAACCTGCTCTCACGGGTCCATAAGGTGACAAGGCACTCTCTCTCTCGCTTGTCGTAACCGAGTGCTCGTGAGTAACTAACTGCAAGTGCCTTGTTCTCACGCTTCTCCTCCATTGTAGCTTTGGTTCGTTCCTTCATTACTGGTATGTGCAAGGTTGTCTGCACCTGTGGCTCGTGTGTGAACGCCCATAGAAAGAACAGTACTGCCATCAATGCTAATCCAATTTTTCCCTTGCTTTTCATCTTCTATCTTCTCCATTTCGAGCAACTGCTTATAGGTATCAGGGTATAGATGAGCAAGGCGAACTAACGCCCTGTCTCTTGCACGTCTGTAGTTGCGATCTCTAATCGCTTTGCGTGTAGCTGTCTGCGTTCTGCGGCTAGCGTCCTCCATTGATCTTGTCCTCCCACACTATAAGAGCGTATGCTACCAGCATTACCGCGAGCAGACCCAATACGTAGCTCATAGGCTGGCTGCCTTTACTATCTCGGTGATGTCTAAGGTCTGCCCCACTAAGTGAGCGTCCTCCTCATCACTATCCCAAGCAGAAACCAGGATACGGCTACCGGTAGGGGAATTGACTAGCCATTGGATAGCCTGCCCAGCGTTAGCCCCTCCCCAAGTGTTAGCCCCATCCTTCTCCACTACCTCATAGAACAGGATCAGGTCAGACTTTGGTGGGTGAATTGTGTACACGTTACTCATTGTCATCCTCCTCCAGATTAAAGATACGAGACAGGGCAAGGTTAGCCCGTTGTAGGTTCTTGATTGCGTTGGCTACGTCCTCCTCCTTGATGTTCTTCTCAGCTTGATCAAGGCATAAGTTAAACTTTGCCTGTAGATACTCCTCGTTCATTTGCTCGCCCTCTCCTTCTCTTCCTGTTGTTTGTATCGTTCGCATAGGCACGGACTCTCCGTGCATACCTCGCAGACCTCGCCCTCTTCTTCTGTATAAAATCCTGGCTCATTCCAGTCTGGTTCGTATCCCATCGCTCGCGCTCTCTCTCTAAAGCTTTACGCACTCGGTCATTGAACCCCAGCACCAGCCCAAGAACTCAGCTCGTGGCGAGTCAATGCCAACCCACCAGAGCGACGAGGACACCAGCACCAGCAACCAAAGGGCGAGAGTGGCAAGGACTCCCAACACGAACCACCCGCGAGGGGTGACGCTACGCATTAGAGCCACGCCTGATCTAGTGAATAGCCAGCGTCTACGGCTTCAGGTTGTCCCTCGTACTTCTCACGAAATAGAACGCGGGCGAGACTGTAGACCACGTGAAAACCTAGATCCATACCAGCACCACCGACACGAATGGCGCGGGATCCGTTGACCTCAACGAGTGGGTAATCCAAAACGATTGAGGCGTAATAGGTCAGGTCTACGATCTTGCCATTTCTGGCGACCTTCAGGGACATCGTGCGACTCATTCCACTAGGGGCGACACTTCTCAAAACTGTGTAAATGGTATCGCCTTCGTTGATGTAGTAAGTCAGAAGTTGCTCTTTTGCATAGTCGTAGTCGAGTTTCTTTTGCTCTTTCTTGCTCATTGTTGCTGTTGTCATTTGGTAACCCTTTCAGTATCTGATCTCATCAGGTGACGAATTACGCCACGACGCCCGAGGGCGTTTCGATCTGTTAAAACTGGCGTCCGTCGTAGTCGTCTTTGATGTAGAAAGTCAGAGCCAAATACTCCTCGCTTTCTTCGTCTGGTCGGTTGTAATCAAGGGAAAGGTTCGCCCAATCAAAAGAGCATTTATCGTCGCCACCGATCAGGATTTGGGTATCGTCTGGAAGTCCTGCAAGTGCTTCTTTCATTCGTCCAACTGTGAAAGGTTGGATTGCGTTAATCTTTGAAATCATTTCGCGGATTGCGTTTTCTGTTTGTGTGTCCATTTACTTTGCCTCCTTCAAAACTAAATTATCGTAATCTTCATTTTCGCCATCTACTAAAGAAACAACGATTGAACCATCTTGATTTTCCCAACGAAAGAACTGCTTTTGACACTCTGGGCAGTTTCCAGCGAGGTCGTTCAAAACTTCAATAGTGCTTTCATCTGTTGAGTTCCATTTACAAACGATGCAAGAAACTTCAATAAGTCCGTGATAAGTAGCCATTTAGTTTGTCTCCTTGATTGAAAGTGATCCGACTTCGCAGGTAATGAGTTTGATTTCATAATCAACTGAGTCACCTTCGGCATTTACTGGTTCTTCGATTTGCGGTGCAACCTGTAAAACAAGTGCGCCGAGTTCTTCTTCAGAGAGTTCGCGTTCTGTTATGAATGAAGCGGTGAGTGTGTAATTGAATTTCATTTTTCTACCCTTTCGCAGATTGTTCGGGATCTGCTGGGCTAATCGTAACAGATAAAAAGGGGGCAGGCTCCCCCATTTTGCAGATGTCTTGGCACGAGTTTTGGTAACGATTTGATAACGGAATGAAAGGCGATCTTTTTACTGGTCAGTAAGTTACCAGGATTGCGGGTTGAGTAACTTGGGAGTTTCCTGAGGATTTACAGAGCTGAAAGCAGAAGGGCAAAGGGTCGGCGAGTTGGTTGGTCTGATCTGATTGGGTCGCCAGTTGTTGGGTCGGTTGCTGGTTGAGTCGGTTGTTAAATAGTGAGGGACTATACCTGACACCTGCCGAGGTGGTAGTCAGCCCCGCTATTTTTTACAGCAGAGTTATCCACAACCTTATCCACAGCCTGTGCACAGCCCTGTGGACAACGGTCTGCCCCGCAAAACGAACCCCCGTATGCTTAAACTGACGGTGTATGTATCTGTACTCCCCAAATAAATATTTCGACTAAAGTGAAGCTGTAATAAGCCTCTGACCTGCGGTTTTACTGGTGTGACTAACGTCACAAAATAAAAGCGGTAAATCGTCTAAATTTCCTGCCTTATATACAGTAGGGGCGGTAATTGAGATAGCCCCGTCCACTCGCTACGTTGGCACTACGCGAGGCCCCTAGGCCGAGCACTAACTTACCCCTCAGTTCGCTGTGGCTCCCTCGGGCGCTAAGCCCGACGCTTGCGGCGCATTTAGTCGGGTGTATTGTATTTATACCTTAACCAGATATAAATCATTTCCAACCAGGTATAAAATAAAAACCGATTCCGGCCCGTCCCCAAATAACCTTTAGGAGCTTACGTGGCTGACAACAGTGCCGATATCGCCAAGAGAATTATCCTTGGCGCTGTAGCAGAAGGTATGACCATTGAGCAGGCTACCGCCTCTGCTGGTAAGTCAATTAAGACCTATGAGTACTACCGTCGCACAGATAAGATCTTTGCAGATAAAGTTGACCGAACCCGCCTTGGTCTTAAAGACAAGCAGTTTGCAGGTGGCGATGTCCACGACATCACCTTTGCCGAGTTTCGCCAGCGATTCCTCCACAGTCGCACCTTTGCTCACCAGCAGAACATTGTAGATGTAATCGAAGGCCGTGAGCCTGGGTGGTTACACCCCTCTATGAAGTTTGAAAAGGGTGTGGCTAATAACCGTATCCTTATCAATATCCCGCCAAACCACGCCAAGTCGATCACAATCACGGTTGATTATGTTACCTGGATGGTTGCACAGAACCCTAACTTTAGAGTATTGATTGTTTCCCAGACCCAGCGCCTAGCTGCTGACTTTCTCTACGCCATCAAGCAACGCCTGACTCATCCTATGTATGAAGACCTCCAGAGCGCTTATGCTGCTGGCGTAGGGTTTAACTCTAAGTCTGCCTCGTGGCAGGCTACCCGTGTCACCTTTGGTGATGAGCTACGTGAATCTAGCGAAAAAGATCCGAACATTGAAGCCGTCGGTATCGGAGGCCAGATCTACGGTAAGCGTGCAGATATGATTATTGTAGATGACGCGGTGACCTTATCTAACGCCAACGACTTTGAGCGTCAGATCAAGTGGCTTACCCAGGATGTGCGCTCTCGCCTTAACCCTACAGGTAAACTTATTATCATTGGTACCCGCGTAGCATCCGTTGATCTATACCGCGAGCTTCGCTCAGAGGATAGATACCCAGGTGGATTAGTTCCGTGGACATATCTTGCAATGCCTGCGCTTTTAACAGCAGATGAGAACCCTGATAAGTGGGAAACCCTTTGGCCCTTCTCAGATGCTCCCTTTGATGGACAAGAAGAATCAGATAAGAACGAAGAAGGACTCTATCCTCGTTGGTCTGGTAGAAACTTATACAACGAACGCCAAGCAATGGATGCTTCTACCTGGGCGTTGGTTTACCAGCAGCAGGATATCTCAGATAACTCAGCCTTTGACCCGGTATGTGTTCGTGGCTCTATCGATGGAATGCGAAAGTCTGGCCCATTAGTTGCAGGCCACCCAGGTCATCCGCGAGACTTGCAAGGATTTTCTATTATCTGCGGGCTAGACCCAGCGATGATTGGCGATACTGCAGCTATCTGTTATGCAATTGATCGCACAACTAACAAAAGGTTTATCGTAGATGCTATTAAAATTTCTAGACCGTCTCCTGCCGACATTCGTGACCTTATATTTAATTGGACTTCCCTATACGGCCCGTCTGAGTGGATTGTTGAGCGTAATGCGTTCCAGTCTTTCCTCACGCAAGACGAAGGGATCAAGCAACACTTAGCATCCCGAGGAGTAATCTTACGTGAACACCACACAGGAAACAACAAGTGGGACGCAGGATTCGGTGTTGCCAGTATGTCCACTCTGTTTGGAACGAAGCAGCACGATGGTAAGCATCATAGAGACAATCTCATCCATCTTCCTAGCGATCAAACAGAAAATGTCAAGGCGCT